GATCTCGCTTTAACATTGAAGGAGGAGAAGTCCGTGTCATTAACGATGACGAGGTCATCGCAACCATCGTTGATCCTGACGATGTTAAAAGCTATGGAGCATAGTAATGGCAGAAGCAGCAGAAAAGACCACAGATCTAGCCGCTGAACTTGATGAAGAACAAGGGAAAGAAATAGAGATTGCCGAGGAGGAATCTCAAGAAGCAGAGGCTGTTGAAGAAACTGAAGAGGACTCTGACTCCGAAAAGGACGAGAAGGAAGAAGAGCTTGATCAGTATTCCAAGAATGTTCAGAGCCGTATAAGCAAGATTACGCAGAAGTATAGAGACGAAGAAGCACAGAGGATTGCAGCGGTTGAGTTTGCTCAAAAGGTGAAAGAGCAAAACGACGAACTTAGAAATCGTTTGACCGCTCTCGACCAGTCTTATGTCGGTGAGTTCGGCACAAGGATCGAGTCTCAGATCGCTGCTGCAAAGGTTGCGTATCAGAAAGCATATGATGAGGGTGACGCTGACTCTATGTTTGAGGCTCAGAAGAACTTGAGCAAACTTGCACTAGAAGAAGCACAAGTGGAGAATGCCAAGAAGAGGCAAGAGCAACAAGCTGCTGCTCCGCCACCTGCACCACAACAAGCTGCACCACAACAGCAACAAAAGGCCAAACCTGACGCTAAAGCAGAAGCTTGGGCATCTAAGAATGACTGGTTTGGTCAAGATCAAACAATGACTTACGCTGCTTTCGGCATTCATAGACAGTTAATCGAAGACGAAGGATTTGACCCAACGTCCGATGAGTACTATACTGAACTTGATCGTAGAGTCCGATCAGAGTTTCCACAGAAGTTTGGAGGCTCTAAGGACAAAGGACCCAGAGTCGCTTCTGCTGAGTCCACGGCTTCCAAGTCGTCTACAAAAAAGGGGCGCAGAACAGTCAAGTTAACCCCTTCGCAGATTCAGATAGCGAAGCGATTAAATGTTCCGCTCGAAGAATACGCTAAGTATGTTAAGGAGTAATGAAATGACTGATTCTACAAAGAGATCGCCTCGCGAAGCGGAAACTCGCGCAAAGACCCAACGCCGCAAGCCTTGGGCACCTCCATCTAAGCTGGAGGCTCCAGAACCACCCGCAGGGTACAAGCATCGTTGGATCCGTACTTCACTTCGTGGTGAAGATGATCAGATGAATGTGACTACCAAAATGCGTGAAGGGTGGGAACCTGTCCGTGCTGACGAATATCCTGAGATGGCTGGTAAGTTTCCAACCATTGATTCAGGTGCTAATGCAGGGACAATTGGAGTCGGCGGTTTAATGTTGGCTAGAATACCTGAAGAAACGGTTGAAGAAAGAACTGAATACTTCCGGGAGCAGACCCGCACTCAAATGGATGCCGTGGATCAAAACTTGATGAGGGAACAACATCCCTCAATGCCTATCCATAGTGATAGGAAAAGTCGTGTATCGTTCGGAGGCCGTAAGGACGGCTCTGAGTAACTCAATCAGCTATGTATAAGGAGTATTTATCATGGCAAATTCCAATGGAGCCTTTGGTCTACGACCATATGGTATGCTGGGTTCAGCGCCTAATTCCACTGGGACGACTGAGTACCGTATCGCATCTGATAACTCAAACCCGATTTTCCAAGGCATGGCGGTTATCCCGCTTGCTGCTGGTGTTATCGACGATCTGCAAGCTGCTGCTGGTGGTAACGTCTCTATCGTGGGTGTGTTTAATGGGTGTGAATACGTCTCATCGACCACTGGAGAAGTAATTCGTTCTAACTTTTGGCCCGGTTCAGGTGCTGATTCTAACTTCCCTGTTAGAGCGTTTTTGTTCGACAACCCGTCACAACTGTTCACCATTGCTACATCGAACGTAGTTTCTGCTGCTAATACAGAAGCAGAGATTCGTGCAGCAGTGTTTGCAAACATCGCGTTTGCAACTGGTAACAGCGGTTCGACAACAACTGGTATCTCTTCTGCAACAGCAGATCTGAATACTATCGCCACCACCAACACTTTAGCTCTGCGTATTATGGGTGTACAAGAAGACCCAGAAAATGCTGACTTTACTGCTGCTGGTATTCCGTTAATCGTTCGTATAAACAACCACTTCAATGCGCCAACAGGCTCCATTGCAGCGGCTACTGTTTCTACGACTGGCGTATAAGGAGGCTGATCAATGGCTATTTCTCGCGCACAACTAGCGAAAGAACTGGAACCCGGCCTTAATGCCTTATTCGGCATGGAATACGGACGGTATGAAGGTCAACACGCTGAGATCTTTGACACCGAGTCATCTGACCGGGCGTTTGAAGAAGAGGTAATGTTATCTGGCTTTGGCGCTGCTCCTGTAAAACAGGAAGGCTCCTCAGTTTCATTTGACGACGCAAACGAAGCTTTCACTGCTCGTTACAATCACGAGACAGTGGCTATGGCATTCTCAATCACTGAGGAAGCCGTAGAAGACAATCTTTATGATCGTCTGGCATCACGCTATACACGGGCACTTGCACGTTCTATGGCACACACCAAGCAGGTTAAAGCTGCTGCTATCCTGAACAATGCGTTTACTGCTGGTGCTTCCGCTGGTGGTGACGGTGTTGCTCTTTGTGATGCATCACACCCGCTTACAAACGGTGGCACTTTCAACAACGAGCCAGCAGTGGCCGCTGATCTGAACGAAACTTCTCTCGAAGATTCACTTATCAGCATTGCTGGATTTGTTGATGAGCGTGGTTTGGTCATTGCCCTTAAAGGCATGAAGCTAATCATTCCTCGTCAGCTTCAGTTTGTTGCAGAGCGTCTGCTTGTATCTAACCTACGGGTTGGAACTGCTGACAATGATGTCAACGCACTCAAGTCAATGGGTATGCTTCCAGAAGGTTATGTAGTCAATGATTACCTAACTGACACAGATGCGTTCTTCCTGAAGACTGACGCTCCGAATGGCTTCAAGCACTTCGAGCGTATGGCATTGTCCACAAGCATGGATCCAGATTTCGACACTGGCAACATGCGGTACAAGGCTCGTGAGCGTTACAGCTTTGGATTCTCAGACCCACGTTGTGTATTCGGTTCACCGGGTGCATAAATAAGTTTGTTGAAACAAATACAAAGGGCGGCTGTTCAGTCGCCCTTTTTTGTTGTATAGTCTTACTAATCCCTGACAGTCGCATTGGGTGACTGACACTAGCCAAGACAGGAGACTCAAATGGCTACTACTACTTTTACCGGAGCAGTCCGCTCCAAAGGTGGATTTACCTCTGTAAGTCAGAGCAGCACAACTGGTGCGTTCACAACTCTTTCAAGCATCAGTTCAACTGGTGTGTCTTCATTTGATGCAAACACAATGGCTGTAGAAGCTGGCACTGGTATTACAACTGGTAGCGGCACTGTCTATCGTAGCTCAGTGCAGCGTGTAGGCGGCATCATTACAACTCGTATTCTTATTGACCTAACTGGTCTGCGTTCAACAGGATCTGGTGACATCATTGGTGTCAACGGTACAGCACTTGTTTGTCACATTGGTCAGATTACTGCTGCTAAAAACGGCACAATCTTGACAGGCAGCATGGAATGCTTTGAGGCACCTGCTGGCGGTGATCCAGACATTAACATCCACTCTGCAACAGAAGGCACAGGTGTTGAGGATGGGGCAATCGGTGATTTGACTGAAACGCTTCTTGTCAATGCTGGTGACGCTACACTAGGAAGTAAAGTTTACTTTACTGCCGTCCCCGCTGCCGATCAGTTTTTGTATCTAACAACAGGCGCAGCTACAGACGCTGATTACACCGCTGGTAAACTCTTTATTGAATTGATGGGCTACGAAGCCTAGTACCGAGAGGGGGTAACTCCCCCTCTTCTTTTTATAAGGAGATTAAAATGGCAGACGCTGTAACATCACAAACACTTGTTGATACCCCGAAAACAGCAGTCTTGAAGTTTACCAACGTCTCAGATGGTAGCGGTGAGAATGCTGTTAAGAAGGTTGACGTATCTGCGTTGTCTGCAAACATAGACGGCAGCACATGTACAAGAGCCACTATTGAAAAGATTTGGTGGCAGTGTAATGGAATGAAAGTGAAGATTCTATTTGATGCCAGCACGGATGATTTTTGTATTGAGCTTGGAGAGAATCAAAGTGGGTTTCATGATTACACACCCTTTGGAGGTCTAACTAATCCTGCAAGCTCTGGTGTAACAGGAGACATTATGTTCACAACTGTGGGACATTCTTCTGCTGACACATACACCATCATTATGCAAGTGCAGAAGAGCTACTAATAATGGCTCGTAAACCAGCAAAGATGCCCCCGCGCAACAAAAAGAATTTCCGCTCCACAAAAAGTGGGGCGGGGATGACAAAGGCTGGTGTTGCTAAATATAGAAGAGATAACCCCGGCAGCAAGCTCAAGACCGCTGTCACGGGTAAGGTTAAAAAAGGTAGCAAGGATGCTAAACGGCGTAAGTCATTTTGCGCTAGATCTGCTGGGCAGATGAAAAAGTTTCCAAAAGCTGCCAAGAATCCTAATAGTCGTCTAAGACAGGCTAGGAGAAGATGGAAATGTTAAACGCTCAATTTGTAGCAGGAACCGTTTTTGTAGCCTTCATAGGTGCGTGTGTCGCGGGACTAACATGGATATCGTCAACTCTCATTGAGGTTGACAAGAACGTAGCGGTCATGGCTTTGAAGATTGATACTAATAACGAAAAGATAGATCAGCTTCATGAAATGATCAGGCCAATGTGGGAAGAGTTTACGGGAAGGACATATGATGGCAATCTCGCGAAGTTCAATACCCAAACAGATTTCAAAACCTCCATCAAAACGGAGTTCTAAAGTGCCAAAAGACGCTTGTTATCATAAGGTCAAAGCTCGTTACAGAGTTTTTCCAAGTGCCTATGCTTCAGGTGCCATAGCAAAATGCCGAAAGGTTGGTGCTGCCAACTACGGCACCGGAGGCAAAAAGAAGAAGAAAAAGGGGAAGGCTTCAGGTGGAGTCTTGAACATGAAAAATGGAGGAGCCGCAGTTACTAAGGCAAAGCGGCCATCTAGCAATCCTAATGTTGCTAGAGGGTGCGGTGTTGTCATGAGTAACAAAAGAAAAGCAACGCAGTACTCGTAGGAAAAAATGGAACCCATATCAACAGCGTTAGCTGGCATAGCCTTATTCAAGTCTGCTGTTGATGGCATAAAAGGTGCCATAAGCACGGCTCAAGATGTTGGTGACATCGCCGGATATATAGACAATCTGTTCGAGGGTGAAAGCCAAGTACAGAAAAGACGCAATAAGAAGTCCGGTGTAGGTGTAGGAGATCAGTTTGGTATAAAGTCAGTAGCGCAAGAGATTATAGATGCGAAGCTGGCTAAAGAACAAATGCAGGAAATAGCCTCTATGGTTGACATGCGGTTTGGGCATGGAACGTGGTCTGGTATTGTGGCGGAGAGAGCGAGACGCATACAGGAAGCGAAGGAAGCTGCTGCCACTGCGAGACGCGAGGCTGCTAAACGTCATAAGGAACTGCAAGAGAATATAAAAATTGCATTTATGATAGGTGGAGTGGTTATAGTTGCTGCGGGATTATTTTTTATAATGATGGTTACTATAGCTAGAGGGGCTGATTATTAGATGGCAGTCAGGAAAACGAAAAGTGGGTTGGCGCTCAAGAGGTGGTTCAAAGAGAAGTGGACGGATCAGCGCACGGGGAAACCGTGTGGGCGTCGCAAGGGAGAGAAACGGGGCACTCCATATTGCCGCCCCTCCAAGCGGGTTAGTTCTAAAACTCCCAAAACAGGGAGCGAAATGACAGCCGCTGAAAAGCGTAGTAGAATAGCCCAGAAGAAAAGAATCGGTCAGCCAGCAGGTAAGCCAAGGCGTGTAAAATCTTTGAAGAGGAAAAAGAAATGAAAGATATTCCAGCAGGAGATAAAGGTAAAGGCTTGTCAATGTTGCCCACTCCCGTTCGCAATAAGATGGGTTTTAAAAAAGCAGGAGGCACGGTGAAAGCAAAAAAAGGTAAGTTTATGTGCGCTCCTCGTAAATTAGAAGCTGGCGCTATGAGTATGCCTACCAGAAAGAAGTAAGATGCGTGAACTCATAGAGGAGTGGGTTCACAATGATCTGAGTGTAGTAGACCCGGATATAGGATACGCACCTTGTCCTTTTGCTAAGAAAGCCTTGAGGGATGACAGGCTAAGAGTTGTTGAGTGTATTAGCAGGCAGGATTTATGGGAGACTGTGGCGGTACAGTGTAAGAATTTTAGTAACAAGCACTCTGTTATAATCTGTTTGGAAGAGGAACCCAGTCAAACATATGAAGAAGTAGAAGCTGCTTGCATAGCTATGAATGAATGGTTTGCCTGTAATAAACTAGACTTGTGGCTTTTATCCTTTCAGACTGACTTTACTATGGTTTTTATACAAAGATTGTCAGAACTTGATGATGCTAGTAAGATACTTGAGAAGACCGGATACTATGAGAACTACAGTAAGGAAGACTACCTTAACTTAATTCTAACCAGAAGAAGGAGACGGGAAAATGGCAGGTGCTAAGAAAAAAGCTATGAAGCGTATGCGTGGTGGCGGAAGCAACAAAGTCATGCCTAAAAAAATGATGGGTGGCGGTGCAGCCAAGCAGGCTATGAAGCGTATGCGTGGCGGTGGCACTATGAAGAAGATGATGCGTGGCGGTAAAGTTAGGGTTAAGTAATGGCAACGTCGGGATCCAGAGATTTTGATATCGATGTAGCGGAGATCATCGAGGAAGCATACGAAAGGTGTGGACTCGAGGTTCGTACTGGGTATGACACTAAGACGGCTAGACGTTCTTTAAATCTTATGTTTGCTGATTGGGCAAACAGAGGACTGAACCTTTGGACAGTGACTCAAGCTACACAGGCATTAACCTCTGGAACCGCGACGTATACTTTTACAGCAGCTTACACGGATATTCTAGAAGTTGCTCTTCGTACAAGCGCAGGTGTTGATACTGATGTTAGTCGTATCTCTCGTAGTCAGTATCTGAGTATACCAAACAAGGGCACAACTGGCAGACCTAGTCAGTTTTACTTTAGTCGATCTACAATTCCTACAATAACTCTGTGGCCTACACCAGACGATTCTACCGACAGTCTTGTATACTATTATGTAAACAGGATTCAGGATGTGGATACATTGGTAAACACAGCCGATACTCCGTTTAGGTTTTTGCCGTGCATGGTTGCGGGGCTTGCTTACTACACTGCTATGAAGAAAGCTCCAGACAGAGTTCAACTGTTAAAAGTGGTGTATGAGGAAGAATTCCAACGTGCAGCAGACGAAGACGAGGATCGCGTGTCTTTAAAGTTACAGCCTAGCATACAGTATCTAAGGGTTAACTAATGGCTCGATATGCATCTGGCAAGAAAGCGTGGGGGTTTTCAGACAGATCTGGCTTTAGATACCGTTTGTCTGAGATGATGACCGAGTGGAATGGGATGAAAGTCGGTCCTGATGAGTATGAACCCAAGCATCCACAGTTGATTCAGACGCATACAGGCTCAGATCCACAGGCGTTGTTCGAGCCGAGGACACGAAACGATAAGATACCAGAGACAGTTGTCTTTCCTATATTTGATCTAAACACTTTTGTGTATAAAGAAAGTCCCAAGGCTGTCGGCGCGGTGGGCACCGTTACTCTCGGGGGTAGTGTGATTACACCTACCGATGTGGTTGGTGTTTCAGCATCGGGTGCCGTGGGCACCGTTGTATTTGCAGGTTCTGCGGTAACAATAACAGCAACATATACTGTGACCGTTGTTAGTACGGGCTATGGAAACAAGTATGCTATAGACGGCGTACAGCAAGACACTGTTAGTCTTTCTGAGGGCAACACATACAGGTTTGATCAGTCAGATAGCAGCAACTCAGGGCATCCTTTAAGGTTTTCAACAACCTCCAATGGTACGCACAGCAGTGGTTCCGAGTACACAACAGGTGTCCTCACTAGCGGAACTCCCGGATCTGCGGGGGCTTATACACAGATAACAGTAGCCAGTGGCGCTCCTACATTGTACTACTATTGTACAAATCATAGTGCTATGGGCGGAACGGCTAACACACCATGAGCTATACATACACACAGTTAAAGTCTGCAATACAGAACTACGTTGACAACAACGAGACAACTTTTGTTTCAAACCTTGATAGGTTTATCAAAAGTGCTGAAGAACGTATATTTACCAGCGTAGATCTAGAACTTTTCAGAAAGAATGTATCTGGAGCAATGACAGCTAGTAACCAGTTTCTGGCTGTTCCGGCGGATTATCTTGCCACATTCTCTTTGTCTATCGAAGTTTCTAGCTCCAAACAGTTCTTGCAGCAAAAGGATGTTAACTACATTCAAGAGTACACACCAAACTCTGCCACAACAGGTGTTCCGCTATATTACGCCAAGTATGATTATCAAAATTTCATACTGGCTCCCACACCAAACTCAAATTATGTGTCGGAACTTCATTACTATTACCGTCCAGTTAGCTTGGCGGATAGTAAGTTTACTTTGACAGTCAGTAACGTAACCGGAACTTTTGCTGCTAATGAAACCATAACAGGTGGAACCAGCGCAGAGAGCACGACTATCAATTCAATCACTTCAGTCACAGAATTTGTTATCATAATTCCTACTGGGACATTTACTGTGGGTGAGACAGTAACCGGAGGGACAAGTGGTGCCACAGGTGTGGTTGTGTCTACTTCCGCTGACACTACTACAACGTGGATTAGTGAGAACGCTCCAAACGCTATACTATTTGGCAGTCTTGTAGAGGCATATATCTACATGAAAGGGGAGCCAGATGTCATGAAGTTGTATAGCGAAAGATTTTTGGAGGCGTTATCTAGGTTGAAAGATTACGCAGAGGCTCGAGAAAATACAGATGCGTACAGAAGGGGGCTACCAGACAGGGCTAGAACATGAAAATAGCAATAGTGGGTTTAGGGGGAAGCTATGCGGACTATATTTCAGCGAGAGTTTCTTCTCAGGAGTTTGATGAAGTTTGGGGTATAAATTGTATAGGGGCGATCATACACGTTGACAGGACGTTTATGATGGATCCGGTTACAAGATTTTTAAATACAGAAAACGCAGGCACACAGACTGGTGTTGCAAGAGAGTTTCTTACCAAGAATACAAGACCAATTTATTCCTGTATTAAACACGCAGATTTTCCGGCAGTTGAGCTATATCCTTTGGAAGAAGTCGCGAAGGATACGGGTTTATGTTACTTTAACAACACAGTTGCATACGCTATTGCTTATGCAATATGGAAGAAAGTAACGAAGATATGCTTGTTTGGCATAGATTTCACATACAAAAACGTCAATATGGCTGAGT